CCGCATTTCAACATCTGTTGTCTCAGCTATATCAACAATATTAGTAATAGAGGTAGGTGTTGAATCATTATTGTTGATAACATCACCATTAGGGTCCCAGGTTATCCTTACGCGGCCTCTGTGATATTGTGAGCAAATGAATCTGAATCTCACAATAATATCTCCACGCCAATATTCAAACATTTGTGCTAAATGCCCCATGGGTGTAGAAGACAAATATGTGGAATTGAAGTAAACTCTCTGAGTAGGTCTAATATTTAACGAGAATAGAGTTGTGTTTACAGGGTTAGCTGCAGTCCAAGTAAAATTCGTTAAATAAGATTCTCTTTGCACAATATTACTTATATCCATTTCATCAATACCATTCAAGCCAACAACCCTTGGATCTATTGTTAATTCATTTTTAGGATCGTATGTTAACTTATGCTCCGGAAACGATATTTCCGAAGACGCAAAGGTAGGTTGACTCTGTATATAGACCGCTTTAGTTGGTTCAATGACTGGAACATTTGTAAAACCCAATAAAGATGCTGCTTTACCTATACCAGAAATCACAGCTGAAGAAGCTTTGAAATATTTGCCGATTACGGGTAGCCGACCCAAAGTGTCAGTCACACCGGTAGCTGCAGTAGCAGCAGCACTGACAGGTCCATTAATATCATATTCATCGCTCTGCAACGCAAGTGAGTATGTTGGACCAGCCAATTTGACATTTTCTGCCCAAGCATAAATCTGTATGGTCACAGTTTGTGATGTAGCACCACTCGCTGATCTCAAACCGACCACATCTTCAAGTGTTAAAGTTCCCATATCCACCAAATTTCCTTGTAATGTAACATCAAGCCATTCTTGATAATAATAAAAAGGTAATAACATTTCTCCACCCTGGTTAGTTTGGGGATACAACCACAAATGTGGTCTTTGGGATCGTAACACATTAGCTCCTCCATTCAAACCTCCCGCTACATTGTCAGCAGAAAAAGCCGGTAGTGGCTCATAAGAAGCTAAAACTGCACCGTACATAAAAGGGGTGGAATTTATGACAAATTTTAATTTCAAATTGCAATTCAATAAAAAATAATTATCTAATTTCTTCTTAATCTGTGCAGTATTGAAATATAATTGCCATACGTTAAACGCTGCGGACGCTGGGGATCCTTGAGTCATAGTATAAGTGCCAATTAATACAGGACGAGATAAAAATTTCTCAATATCATAATCAGCTATATAATTAGCATCAAAACTTGGATCTTCGATAGGTGTGTAAGAATTTGATGAATGTTGCTCTTCACCCGCAAACGTCGTTGTCAAATGAATCTCGTTTTCAGGCTGAGAATTCATAGAAGCGCCATGGTTATCTACAGATTGTAGATCAATTTTTTCATTTTGTTGTGCGAGTGCTATATAAAATCACGCATTACACTCATTATATACGCAAAGTTTGACACTTTTTTGGCCACCAGCCTAAACCTTCCCTAAATAGGGATTTTGGGGAGCGCCCTGGCAAGTGTATGTTATTGTCCACGCTCATAAATCCTTATAGTGTCGGGTGCGGAATATGCAGTAAATACAAATAACATGTGGTATTTGGTTTAAGAGGACATAACCACATAGCCCATTATAAATAAATTTTTCTCCTAGTTTTCTAGGAAGGACTGAGCAAGATCCTCCCAAAGGGGCAATTGCTCAACCTGGGTTATTGTGCCATCAGATTCCTCAATGAAATTTATCATATAATTGCGCAGGCCAGTTTTATCAATAATTTCATTCAAAATCTTCCTTCGATACTCGAACGTCTTCTTGCCGTAAAAGAAATACTCTCTTATCGCACTATGAATAGCGGCAACGCTCTGAGCTTCAGCACAAATACTTTTAGATCTGAGTTGAACTGTTAACATCTTGTTAATACTCTCATGTTCGAGAGGCGCTGTATAATAGCCTAAGTCTTCATCATATCTAAAAGTTCTTTTAAGAAAACTAACCTCCAACATGGTAATGAAAGGGACAGATTCTGCCTCTTTGTCGGCCATAGTATAACCAATACCATACTCGGCTAATTTATTTTGGATACTGGTATGATTGAACCAGTCACAACCTGGTGTAATAACCATCATATTATCATCGCCATATGTCATCAAAGTAACATCCCTCTTAAAAGTATCCAGTTTAAAACCTTCTGGGTTAAGATCACCATATGCCAATCGCATATATATGCTGTTGACAATTCCATTAATCACCACTGTCAGTGGGTGACCAGAAGGGTTTGAGTTAAAGAATTGCATCAAATCGCCATTAAAATTTACAAAGGCATAGGCTGTAGTATAACCTATGCCCTTAATAATTTTAACATGTTTCTCCGAGCAACCATATCTTTCATGGATACATGCAATTATCCAATAAGCCCAAACAATAAAAGTTGCCATCATACCTTTATCAAATTGACTGTAATCACCGGCCACAGCTCTAGCTAATCTAACAGCTTCCTCTAAAGTGTATCCACGTTCTATTAGCTTATGAACCATGTGGCGCAGCAATGAATCCCACTCCTTAGAATGACAATTCAAACCTGGCGCACCTTCAAAAATTTCTCTGTTCTCTTGATAAAGTTTAACAAAAGTAAGTAAACCTTTTCGAGCAACTAAGCTATAATCTATTGGTGCCCCGGTAAATACACGGGTTTTCATTGCTTTAATCTTGGCCAATTTAGTTGGTTCATCCTTGAGATGAGCCACAAAAACAGCCCAAGCAATAACTCCTTGAAGATACTGATCTTCAATCTTGGCAACTTCCTCCCATATCTCATCAGAAAAGTTGACTCCATCTGGGTAGTCTGGTTTAGGATCCTTGTGTAAGTGCTTCTTTTTACTTTCGTTCAGGGGAAAACCCATACTTGAATTTGCATTAATAGAATCAATATACTTAACACCAGGAATTCCATTAACAGCTTCGTAATTGGATAAGTAACCCAATTTCACTTCTTTGCCTTCCAACCCCTTTAGAACATCCTGTAAATAAGCCTCAGCACATTTCTGTATCTTCCATTCAGGGGCATTAATCTTGGCAGTAGTTATCTGAGTCAAAGCTTTATTCCAAGGAACCCAGCTTTTCATCTCAGGCGCACCATGTTGAATGGTGTAATCATACTTGAGACATTCTTCCGCAATGAAAGATTTTCCCACGTGTGATTTTGGTTTGGGTCTAAACCCCAAAAAAGTACCATAAATATTGGCAGATCCCTCAGATAGCCACCTCACAGTACTTTTGGGATGTAATTCACCAACCTTCTTTTCAACACCATATTTACTCAATTGCAAGTCGCCAGATGAAAAACATTCTTCAAACATCCATGGTGCTAAACTATATGCCACACACTGACCGGGTTTACCAGCCTGGTGAATACCTGCAATAATAGGTCCACGGGGAGTATTAATCAACAATACTGAGCCACTCTCCCCAGGTACAGTGTCTCGTTCTGGAATGCTAATATAACCTTCCATAATATCATAAGGATGTGTTTGATCCGAATACGTGTTTCCTAATGTTATTTTATCTAAATTAATTTTTTGGGAAACACCATTTTTATCTCTGAGACAGTAACAACCTTTATGTATTCCAACAACTGGTTTTTCTGGTACAAATTTCCGCAAGTCCCGACCGGGAGGTAAGGCTCTAATTGTGACCACAGCCACATCAAAGTTCTTAATCTTCCTAATCATACTGGGATCCAAGCGGCAACTTACATTATTAGTTACACCAGTTGCATTAGTACGCAAAATATCAACCCAACTCTCATCATTGTAATTAACTTTTTCAACCACATGGGCATTCACCACCCATTGTTGACCACAGATGTTAGTGGCTTGTCCATCACAAGCTCTTTGTGTTGTCAAATTGCGTATTTTAAAAATAGCTGTCTGCCTCACAACAACGTCTTTCCACGAATTAAATTCTGCCACAGATCTTGAAGCCGTGGGCACATCCATTGGTGTAAGTTCCACCTGTTTGTTATACCAAGGATTAACTTTATCAGTTTTCTCAAAATCAGGTGTTGT